AGCTTGGACAGATGCAGTAACTTTCTCAGTTACTTTATCTTTCCCTTGTAATGAAGTAGGACTTTGGTTATGTAGTTCCCAAAGTTGTGCTTGTGCATTTCTAATTACTTGAAGTAATTCTGCAACTTGTGGTTGAGTTTTGTCCAAGTGTAAGAATGATGTTTTAACACCATTAGCTTTTGTACTATAGTAATGCACCGGTGTCATCTCACTCCATTCTGTGAGTTGTCTACCTGTTATTGCATCGATTACCTCATAAGGTACTGGTTTTGCCATTATATACTCCTTTCATTATCTTATTATTTGTATTAATAGCTTGATATATAAATTAATATATATCGTAGAGTGTCCGACTCCATGAGTCGGAAGGACACTCTGCGATATTTATTTAACTAGAGATTTCTTATGCCAATCCCATACAGAAACATCGGATGCTATAACTTTAGCCTTGCAGTCGCCAAAGTAATGTATATTTAACATATACACTTGACCTGTCTTTTTAGACTTTTTCATCCAACAGTCTTTGACGAATACAATGGGATATGTACAAACTACACATCTTTTATGTTTGAATTTACCAAATAGGTTTATAGAATTACTTTGCATTTTAATTATCCTTTCTAATTAATCTCTATCTGTCTGACTTCATAAGTCAGAAAGACAGATAGAGATGATTATATTTTTATATAGGTATAAGCATCTGGGTTTTGACGAACAAATTCGTCACACGCATCAATGCTTAAACCTGTTGAATACATAGCATATCCATCACAATTATCGTGTATAAAGTCACACATATATTTCCTTTCTCTACATAGGTATATTAAATAACTATATATCTCTTTATTTGAAATCAAACTACATACAGTCCGACTTCATAAGTCGGAAGGACTGTATGTATGTTGATTACAAATTAGGATATATAGCTATGTATGAGAATGCTATATGTCATACAAGTATGACTAGCATATGTTAACTTAAGTGTTCTTTATATAGTACGTAAGGTCTAAAAAATATGCTGGTAATTTCTGTAGAAACCCAGTAAGAATGGGCGTGAGCGGGCATAGTCTTTATTGATGCTGACTAAACTTGTTCTAGTGTTCTTGGGTACTGCCTTTGTCTTTCTAGTGTACTGTATTACCAGTCAGCAGCTTTTGATGTCCCGGTCACCGCTTTACCTGTTACAAAATACTACAGTTTAGTGTTTGTAATTAACTGAACTATAGCATATAATTCTCACTATACAAACATCTAAGGAAAGATAGTTAAATAATGGTAGATACACCAAAAAATGTAATCTGTATAGCTGAGGGTTGCAGGAAAAAATTAAAGGGGAAACAACGTAAATTTTGTTCAGGTACATGCCAGAAACGACAATTTGCTAGAGATAAATATTACAACACACAAGATGACGTAAAACCTATTAATATTGAACGTAAGTCTGACGAGGGCGACTACGCTTCCGTTAGACGAGGACAGTATTACCGAGCTTTCGTAAGTGAAGGTATAGCTGATGAGGTTGCAACTGGCGATATGACAGTAGCACACGCAGCTTCCCTCCTTGGCTGCACTTCTGCTACTGTCAGTCGCATGCTTGCTGCCTACAAGATTGACACTAGAAACGCAGTAGCTGCAGAAGACTGGGAACTAACTGCCGAAGCTGAAGCTGCATTAGAAAATTTTTCAAACTTCCGACACAAATATTTTCGAACCGAACTAGGTAAACACTACGAAACCGCTGACTTTCATGAGAACTGGATTAATAACATTATAGATTCTATAGATAACGGTAAAGAATTATTGATACTGTCACCCCCACGACATGGAAAGACTGAACTGTTAATACATTTTGCTGTATATCAGATATGCAAAAACCCTAACATACGTATTATGTGGGTAGGTGGTAACGAGGACATAGCTAAAAACGCATTGTCTGCTGTGCTTGATGTGTTAGATACTAATGAAGAATTACAACAAGACTTCTGTCCACCTGGTACAAACTTTAAACCTGATAACAGGTCAGGTAAAAACTGGTCACAAAATCAATTTACTGTAGGTACTAGAACAGTTGCAGGTATTAAGTCACCTACTATGGTTGCTGTAGGTAAAGGTGGAAAGATATTATCTCGTGACTGTGATTTAATTATTGCAGACGACATTGAGGACCATCAAACTACAATGCAACCTGGTGCAAGAGAAAGTACAAGACAATGGTGGACAACAACATTATCAAGTCGTAAAGAGGAACATACTGCTGTTGTTGTAATTGGTTCAAGACAGCACCCTGATGATTTATATAATCACTTACTTGAATCAGATAACTTTACAAGCATAGTAGAAACTGCACATGCAATAGATTGTCCTATACCAGAACATCTAGAAGATGAACATATTGATTGTATGTTATGGGCAAGTAAACGTACTTTTAAATGGTTAATGTCTAGGTTACATTCTGCAGAATCTACAGGCGGTAGACAAACATTTGAAATGGTATATTACAACCAAGCATATGTAGAAGGTACACAAATCTTTACTATGAATATTATTGACCAATGTATGCGACCTGATTTAGTACTAGGACAGGTATATAAAAATTTATATCTTGTTGCTGGACTTGACCCTGCATCATCTGGTTACCAAGCATCTGTACTTTGGGGTATAGACCAATACAGAGGTGAATTATATTTAGTAGATTTAGAAAACAGACGTGGTGGTGGTATTAGAGCTGCACTTGACCAAATGGCAGAATGGTTACATAACTATGATGTTAGACATTGGATAGTAGAAGAAAACGGATTTCAAACTGCTATACGACAAGATGCTGCTATTAAAGAATTTACATTACGTACTGGTATAACTGTACAAGGACATCTTACAGGTAAAAACAAGCATGACCCACTTTATGGTGTAGGTGCTATGGCAGACTTATTTGAAGATAGACGTATACATCTTCCTGTAGGTGATGGTGTGTCAAATGCAAAAGTACAGCAATACAGGCAACAACTGTTATACTTTGATGGTAAACCTGTTTCTAAACGAAACAAGGAAAAAACTGATATAGTTATGGCTAGTTGGTTTCCAATGAAGGTTTTTAGACGTATGCAAAAAGAGCATGCTGCTGATATAGGATTAGACTACAATCCTAGTTATGGAGATTATAAGATGACAGACATGAATAACGCACCATGGGCATAGAAAATTTAGACGTTAAGTCTTATCAAGAAATTATTAGGAATGCTGCTGAGCTTACATCAGGTAAGTTAGTTCAAGAACGACAAGTTCAGAAAGCTAGAATAAAAGCTATTCTTAATGGTGGTGCGGATGGTATTAAAGCATTATTAGGTAATACAATGGAAACCTCTGATGCTGATTTATTACCAGCTCCTAACATGTTGCAATCAGGTATTGACCGACTTGCACAAAAAATTTCAGGTATTCCTCAGGTTAGAGTAGATGTACCTAATGAAAATGATTCAACTAGAAGTAAACTTAGAGCAGAAAAACTAGAACGTATTGTTACTAACTATGATGATAAACAAAACTTATTAGGACAGTTACAACAAGCAGCTAGATGGTTACCTGGTTATGGTTACTGTGCTTGGGTTATTACAACTAAACGAGATACTAATGGATTTGTTTACCCTAGTGCTGAACTACGTGACCCTTACGATACATTTCCAGGAAACTTTGGACCAGACCAAAAACCAAGAGAACTAGCAGTATTAAGACGTATACCTAGATATAAACTTGCACAGATATATCCAGAGTTTGCTCAACAAATTTTAAAACAAGATGAAGATGCTGAAGATGCACAAACAGATAATGCTACACCATTTTTATCTTATGAAAACAACAGAGAACAAGGTTGGGAAGACAATACTTATTCTGGTGTAAGAGTTATTGAATATTATGACATGGGTGGTACTTATGTAATATTTCCTGAACGAAATATGATTTTAGATTTTATTCCTAACATTCTATCAACACCACCATTTGTATTTATGAAGCGTGTGTCATTTGACCAATTAAAAGGACAATATGACCATGTGATAGGTTTGATGGCAATGATGGCGAAAATTAACATCATGTCGGCAATAGCCATGGAAGATTCTGTGTTTACAGAAACTAACATATCAGGAGAGATAGAATCCGGTCAATACAGAAAAGGTAGATTTGCGGTCAATTATCTAGCTCCTGGTACACAAGTTTCTAAACCAATGAATAATATTCCATATCAATTATTCCAACAGATAGATAGATTAGAAAGACAATTGCGTATGGTTGGTGGTTATCCTGTAACTGACGATAGCCAATCACCTAATAGCTTTGTTACTGGTGCTGGACTATCAGAACTTAACAGTACTATGTCTTTAATGATTTCTGAATATAGAGATATATTTAAATCAGCATTAGTAGAGATGGACCAAAAAAGATTAGAGTTAGATGTTCTTGTATCTTACTCAACTGGTATTAGTAAAAAACCTATGGCA